TCGCGCAGAGTTTTCTGTTACACAGAGCACAGCTAAGGTCGACTACGATATCGCTATACAACGATTACGTGATGAGCAGTCTGATACGCGCAAGGAGCTGATCGAGCAGCTCCAAGCCATTCGCCTCACTGCGATCCGCAAGGCGATGAAGCGCGGACAATTACAAACAGTTTCGATTTTATGCAAAGATTTAGGCGCAGTGCTCGGGGAATGCGCACCCGAAACCATCGCCCTCACCACGCCAGATTTGCGCATCGTTGTTGAGAATCAAACTGCGTCTCAGTGAGACAAGCCTGGTGCGTCTCACTGTGAGACTGAGCTGAGACAGAAAAGCCGCCCCTGGTGGGACGGCTGAGACTGTCAATCAATCTTCCCCGATGTCGGAGAGATCTTCGAGCAGCGTGTCTACAGATCGGATGTACGAATTAACCGAGTCGATCAATTCGTTGGTCCGTTCCACCGATCGGTCATCCAGCGCTTGGAGCTGGTTGATGACGTCGCGCATCTGGTCGGCGATGATGCCCATTTTTCAGTTGTCAAGGTACTAGGAGGATTTCTCCTCCATGAATCTATTGTAGCAGAGTGTCCGTTAAAATATCACATTTGTTACAAAACTTCACAATCGCCAAGGGAAGGCCGGGCAGGGTTGCAGTTTTTGAGAGGGAGGGTCGGCGCTAGGGAACCTACCTAGATATTCTCACTTTATTCTACTGTTATACAGGGGGGCAGGGGTAGAGATCTGCGGGAGTAGGAACAGGCGCCCCAAAAAATCCGCACACGCTTTAGCTCGCTTTGCTGTGTAGTATGTGACGAGCACAGCGAGTCACTTGGCAATAAGGGCACCGGAAGCGATCAGCCTTCGTCCACCGCAGGGAGCAGTCTTCCAATCGGACAAACGGTTTCGCGTTTTAGTAGCTGGGAGACGTTTTGGGAAATCGTATTTAGCAGTAATTGAGTTATTAACAGCAGCAACGAAGAAACCAGGCGAAACATTCTTTTATTGCGCCCCCACTTACCGCATGGCAGCTGACATCTGCTGGAAACTATTAAAAGAGGTAACCCCACTAGTGTGGGTAAAAAAGAAAAACGAGAGCGAACTAAAGCTCGAATTAGTAAACGGCGCAACAATCGAGCTAAAGGGCACAGAGAACTACACAGCGTTACGTGGCAGGTCCCTATCGGGAGTAGTACTAGACGAAGCCGCTTTCATGGATAAGGCTGTCTGGTTCGAAGTAATCCGCCCTGCATTAGCAGATAAGCGCGGCTGGTGCCTCTTCATCTCCACCCCCGATGGAACGGCTTCATGGTTTTACGATCTCTGGTGTTATGTAGCAGAGGACCCCACGGGTCTATGGAAACGATGGAGCTACACAACAATCGAAGGCGGCAACGTACCACCCGACGAAGTAGAAGCAGCCCGCGCTCAGCTGGACCGTCGTACATTCAAACAAGAATTCGAGGCAAGTTTTGAGAATCTGTCTGGACTTGTCGCCGCCAATTTCTCCGAAGCGAACATCACCCCGACGATCAAGGACATACCAGATCTGTCTCTTCTCATGGGTATTGACTTTAACGTTGACCCAATGAGCGCCGTCTGCGCCGTAAAAGTAGACGACGACCTCCACATCTTCGACGAAATCGTAATCAACGGCGGCTGCACCACCTGGGAATTCTGCGAAGAAGCAACCCGCAAATACGGCCTGGAGCGTCGGATAATCGCGTGTCCGGACCCCACGGGCGGCGCCCGCAAGACTTCAGGTGTCGGAGCAACAGACCATGCAATTTTACGCCGTGCGGGTTTCAAAGTTCAATCTCCGAAATCCCCGTGGAAAGTCCGCGACAAAATAACAGCAGTAAACATGGGACTTCAAGACCATGAAGGTAATCCGCGTATCTACATTCACCCTCGCTGCAAGCAACTTATCAAATCCCTCCGCACATTGGTCTACGAAGAGAACACGGGCTTACCAAATAAAAAACTGGGTGTGGATCATAGTTTTGACGCCCTGGGTTATCTCTGCTTACAGTGTTTTAATCTTGCTAAGCCTTCTACATTGGGCACTACGTCGTATCGCCTTTATTGACTCGGCTAGTGAGCGATAGCGAACTAGAATGAGCACATGGAGCCATACAGAAATTTAGTATCAGGCGCAGCCCTGGTCTCAACCGAATACCAAACTCTCGGCGGTGGAACGGGCACACCTTTTCAACGGGACAGCGCAGTATTCGGCATGATGCCAAGTTGGCAAACAATGCAAGCCGTAATGAGCGGCACCCAGTACCTACGAGATAACTGCCGAACCTACCTCCAACAAGAACCCCGAGAAGACGACGAAGCCTACCTAGTACGAGTAAGCCGCAGCGTTTTATCTCCTTACACCCAACGTCTAATCGAGAATGCAGCGGGCATGGTGCTACGCCGCCCAATCCGAATCGACGGCGACCGTTATTGGCAGGAATTTTCTAAGGATGTAAACGGTCTAGGCAGTTCCGTAAACGAATTTTGCCGCAAGGGTCTAGTAAAAGCCTTGATGTACGGCCACGGCGCAATCCTGGTGGACTTCCCTGCCGAATCCAACATCCGCACATTACGCGACGAAATATCATCAGGTCAGCGCCCTTACTTCGTAAACATCGAAGCCCCCACCATCTGGGGCTGGCGTCAAGAGAACCCAATCCCCAGCTCACCCCTCACCCAAGTCCGCATCCACCGCTGGATAACAAAACCCGACGGCGAATTTGGCGAAAAGCGCGAACAACAAATGCTGGTGGTACGTCCAGGCCGCTACGAAACCTGGAGCCCATCCGAAGGCCGCACAGGGGCCGGCGAATACAGCCTGGACCAAATCCCATTAGTTCCTATCTACACAAACCGGGTCGGAATGCTAACCAGCACTCCTCCTTTAATCGACATCGCCTCAATCAACATCTGTCACTACCAGCGCCAAGCAGATTTAATCCATGCCCTCCACTTAGCAGCAATGCCAACCCTTGTTTTAGAGGGTTGGAACAACGGACCAGACGAAACCTCCCTAGGCGTCAACTACGCCATAGCAATGGACCCTGGAACGAAGGCTTATTACATCCAGTGCGATTCCGGCAGTTTCAACGCCCAGCAAGAGGAATTAACAAGTCTGGAAGGTCAGATGACAAACCTTGGCGTAACAAAACTGCTAGGCCAAAAATTCGTTGCCGAATCTGCGGACGCGAAACGCATCGACCAAGCGCAAGCCAACTCGGTCCTATCAATCATTTCAATGGAACTAGAAAGCGCTTTACAAGGCGCTTACGACATGGCAGCGAAATATGTAGGCAAGAAACCACCCAAGATCACGCTGGATCGTGATTTCGACTTCTACCGTCTCCTCGGCCAAGACATCAGTGTAGTAGGCCAGTTAGCGACAGCAGGTTTAATTACGGACAAGACCTTCCTTGAGATATTGAAGCAAGGGGAGATTCTACCCGATACAGTAGATCTTGACAGTGAACTAACAAAGGTTCGCCTAAAACAAGCGGAGAAACAGAAGAATGTCCCCAGTATGGATTCCGGGGCCGTGGTGGCCGAGCCAGAAGAACAGAAAACTCCGCTCCGCCGCCGTGGCATTGGAAGACGCGGCGAAGGAGTCAGCAACGACGTCAAAAGCACCGCAAAAACGGCGGCGGAAGCCAACCCCCGCTGAGCTACCACCCCCACCTCTAGTAGAAACAACTTCTGATGGCTAACCCATTTTCCATCGTATCCGCTGCAATCGTAAGCGGTGATTTAATCATCGGTTTATCTGATGGTGGAATCATCAATGCAGGTCGTGTCCAGGGTCCTCAAGGTTTAGCTGGCCCGGTAGGACCAACCGGAGCGAATGGTTTTGCAGGAACTGACGGCAGCACAATTCGTTCCAGTCAAGGTCGCCCCGCTCCTGATTTAGGCAACGAGGGTGACTTTGCTATTAACACAGTCGATATCGAAATATTCGGCCCGAAGTTGAATCACGGCTGGGGCAATGGCACCCCATTACGTGGCCGAGTAAGCGAAGCAGAACGCGAACGTAATAGGGAAGACGAGCGCGAATTAGAAGGCATGGCCCCGCTCGGCCCGGATCCAATGAGTGCTGTAGGCGTCGTCGCTCCAATTATTAATACCGGATCAGAGACATTTCCGGTCATCGGCATCGCCACCGAACTTCCAGGTGCAGTATTGGCGGGTGTTGCGACAACCGGCGACTATAACGACCTAACTAACAAGCCCGCGCCATTTGACCCCAACACACTCGCAACCGTTGCAACAACGGGTGAATACTCAGATCTATTAAGCAAGCCAACTCTTGGCACTGCAGCAGCTACTGATGCAACTGCATACGCCACAGCAGTGCAAGGCGCAACAGCCGATGCAGCTTTAGCTGCTGCAGCTTCTAATACTGCCAATATCTCTAGTAATACTTCC